TCAAAGACTACTGTCTATACTGTGCCTACTGGTTACTATGCCCTATGGAATCTTTGCTTCATCTCCAACCATACTGGCAACAATAAGACTGTAAGTGTCTGGTGGTATGACTCTAGTGCCAATGCTGAGATTACTATAATTGATGCTTATCAGATTGCAGCTACTGAGTATGTAAGATTTGATGGTGGCGCTTATGTTGTGCTTGAAGAAGGCGACCAAGTGCGAATTACACCAGAATCTGCTTCAGAAATGTCTTCTACCAATACATTCGTGCTATATGGAGCGCAACGCCTATGACATACCTAGAATTAGTCAACGATGTTCTTGTAAGAATGCGTGAGACTACTGTTGCTACAGTATCAGAAACAACTTATTCCGCATTGATTGGCAAGTTTGTCAATGATGCGAAGCGTCAGATTGAAGATGCTTATACATGGAATTGCTTGTCACAAACAGTAATAATCACAACTACTGGTGGCACACATTCTTATGCTTTGACTGGTGTTGGTCAGAAGTTCCGTGTAATAGATGCTTTGAACACAACTAGCAATGTTGTGATGGGAGATGTTCCTTTCACGAGCATGAATCGCAAGTTGAACTTTGTGACGCCTGTTCAAGGAATTCCATCTGAATACTGCTTCAATGGCGTTGATTCTAGTGGTGACACAAAACTAGATTTGTATCCAATTCCTGATGGAACTTACACAATTTTGTTTGATGTGATTGTTCCTCAAGCCGCATTAACTTCTGATAGCACAACAGTAAAAGTATTTGATTACTTGGTGACACAGAGTGCTTATGCTCGTGCCTTGGTTGAGCGTGGTGAAGATGGTGGAACAAATAGTTCAGAAGCCTATGCTCTTTACAAAGCAATGTTGAGTGATGCGATTTCGACAGAAAGCACTCGCTATCCTGAAGAATCAATGTTTGAGGCAGTCTAATGTCTGGAGTACTTCAAAGTAACAGCGTTTCAGCACCAGGCTTCTATGGGCTGAATACACAAGACTCTCCATTGGATTTGTCTTCTGGCTTTGCTTTGGTAGCAACCAATTGTGTGATTGACCAATATGGTCGCATTGGCGCTCGTAAAGGATACACATTAGTCAATCCTTCATCTGGCACACTTGGTAACAATGATGTAACTGTTATCCATGAGTTAGTACAGATTGATGGCACATTGACTGTACTGTTTGCTGGTAACAACAAGTTATTCAAGCTCGGTACTGCTAATGCCGTGACTGAGTTGAGTTATGGTGGTGGAGGCTCTGCTCCTACTATTACTGCTAGTAACTGGCATTGTTCATCACTAAATGGTGCAACATACTTCTTCCAAGCAGGACATGATCCTTTGATCTTTGATCCCGCTGTAAGTACAACTACTTATAGAAGAGTAAGTGAGCGTTCTGGCTATGTTGCTACAGTCCCATCTGCAAACATCTGCATAAGCGCTTTTGGTCGTTTATGGGCGGCTAGTACAAGCACAAATAAGACTACTGTTTACTTTTCTGACTTGATTGCAGGTCATGTGTGGTCTGGTGGCACTACAGGTTCATTAGATGTCACTCGTGTATGGCCCAATGGTGCTGATGAAATCATGGGGCTTGCAGCTCACAATGACTTCTTATTCATCTTTGGTAAACGACAGATTCTTGTTTATCAGGGTGCTACCACTCCTGCCTCAATGGTTTTGAGCGATACAGTAGGCTCTATTGGTTGTATTGCTCGTGATTCAATCCAAAGCATTGGCACTGATGTAATCTTTTTATCTGACTCAGGAGTTCGCTCTTTGATGAGGACAATTCAAGAGAAGTCTGCTCCATTGCGTGACTTGTCTAAGAATGTTCGTTCTGATTTGGTATCTGCTATATCTGTAGAGACTTTAGATAACATTAAGTCTGTTTACTCTGAGAAGAACGCTTTTTATCTGTTAGTTCTACCTGCTTTGGGTATTGCTTATTGCTTTGACACTAAGACTCAATTGCCTGATGGCGCTGCTCGTGTGACAAGATGGGATTCGATGCAACCCAAGTCACTTTGCGCTTTGCGTAATGGTGATTTGTACATTGGTAAGACTGGTTACATTGGTAAGTATGGAAGTTATCTTGATAACACCAATACTTATCGTCTTCAGTACTACACAAACCATGCAGACCTTGGCAATGTAGACCAGATATCGATTCTTAAACGAATTAAAGTGATTGTTATTGGTGGATCAGACCAGTATGTAACGATCAAGTGGGGATTCGATTTCTCTGCTAATTACTTGTCAAACAATGCTTACATTCCTGAACAAGGAACTTATGAATATGGCATTGCTGAATATGGAATTTCTGAGTACTCTAATGGTGTTTTGATTAAGACCTTAGTTGTGAGTGCATCTGGCTCTGGTAAAGTAGTCCAGACTGGGTATGAAACGACAATCAATGGAACACAGTTGTCGATTCAGAAAATTGAACTTTTAGCCAAGAATGGCAAAATAGGATAGATATGTCAAATTACACAAAAAGTACCAATTTCGCTACTAAAGATAATCTGCCAACTGGCGATCCTTTAAAGATTGTCAAGGGTACTGAGATTGACACCGAGTTCAATAACATCTCTACTGCTATTGCGACTAAGACAGATAACTCTGCTGCCGCAATTACTGGTGGTTCAATTACTGGTATTACTGATTTAGCGATTGCTGATGGCGGTACAGGAGCTTCTACGGCTACTGCTGCTATCAATAACCTCTTGCCTTCACAGACAAGCAATGCAAATAAATATCTTCAAACTGATGGAACGAATGTTTCTTGGGATGCTGTCAGTCTATCTACTTCTGATATTACTGGTACTTTACCTGTTGCAAATGGCGGTACAGGTTTAACAAGTTTAGGTACTGGAATTACTACATTTTTAGGTACACCTTCTAGTGCTAATTTGGCTAGTGCTGTTACTGATGAAACGGGTAGTGGTGCTTTGGTATTTGCCAATAGTCCTACTTTAGTGACACCTGCTCTGGGAACTCCATCAAGCGCTACCTTGACCTATGCAACTGGTTTACCTTTGTCTACTGGTATCACAGGACTTGGCACTGGTGTAGCCACTGCTTTAGCCATCAATACACCTAATACAGGTGCTATTGTTGTTAATGGTGGTGCTTTAGGTACACCTTCTAGCGGTACTGTAACTAACCTAACTGGTACAGCCTCTATCAATATCAATGGAATGGTTGGCTCATCGACACAGTACAGTGGTGCGTTTACATCATTAAGTGCTTCTAGTGCTTTAACGCTTAGTGCTGGTACTGTTGATGGTGTAGCGTATTTGAATAGTTCAAAAGAGTTAACTACTGGTAGTGTTCTATCATTTAGCGGTGTTCACCTTACATCTAATCGCAATAAAGATACAACTTACTCTGCGACAGACTATACAACCTATCCAAATGGATTTATTCTCCAGAACAGCGCAACTCCTGCTACTGGAATCTTTAACTCCATTTACTTTAAAAACAATGCCAATATGCAAAACGTATTTGGTGTTGTGCAGAACTCTAGTGGTTATGGTGACTTTGTATGGTCTGGGTATTCTGGATCGTATGCAGAATGGATGCGTCTAACTTCATCTGGTTTGACTCTGACAAGCAATCCAACCCTCTCTGGAGGCACAGCTAACGGAGTAACCTATCTCAATGGTTCAAAGGTTCTGACAAGTGGCTCTACATTTGTATTTGATTCTTCTGACCGATTGATTGTTGGGGCAGGTTCGGCAACTGTTGGTCATCGTATGGAAGTTGTTCCAACGGGTGCTGGAGGCGCTATTGCTATAAGAGGTTTAGCCTCTAATGCGGTTGGAATAATTTCATGGCACGCTAATGCCGCCGCCACAGAATACGCAAGAATTTCATCTGACAATACTTCATCATTAATTTTTGGAACAGGTTCAAGTGGCTCTGAAGGTATGCGCCTCACCTCAACAGGGTTGGGTCTTGGTACAAGTTCGCCTACAGCAGTTGGTTCTTATCGTATTTTGGATATCAATGGAACTTCTGGTGGATATATTGGTCTTTTTGTAGCAGGAACAAAAAAGGGTGCTGTTTATGCAGGCTCTGGAGGTCTTGGTTTAGAGGCTATCGGTGCAAACCCAATAAGTTTTTACACAAACAATGCGCTTCAAGCCACCATCGACTCCTCAGGCAATCTAGGTCTGGGCGTTGCTCCGAGTGCTTGGGATAGCATTTTTAAAGTAATTGATGTTGGAACAACTGCGTCTTTTGCGGGTTCATCTGGCGGTGCAAACTTATTTAATAACGCTTGGTACAACGGCAGTAGCTACATCTACAAAACCACAGCAGGGGCGGCTCGCTATTTGCAGAGCGTTAATGAACACCTATGGTTTAACGC